CCATGCTCCAAGGAGTGCTCATTTATGGGCACCGCGCATTCCGTAAATTTCTCGGAATGTGTTCCGGCCACGTGTTGACTGCTCTACTGAATACCCTGAGCAATGCCATCATGTTCGCATGCTGGTACATCTCGACCGCCCCCCTCGAAGTGAGAACCTGGTATCACTTCATCAAGGTGGTCGTTGCCTATTTTTATGGCGACGACAACTTTAGTGCGGTGAGACCAGATCTCATTCAAGTTTTGAATCGAGTTTCTTACGCAGAGTGGGCTATGCGCATGTTTTCGGTCACAATTACGGACTCCAGCAAGGGCACGGAACTTAAGCCACACGACCCGGTGATGAGCCTCTCTTTTTTGAAGAGGACGATCCGGATGAACGATCGTGGCATTTTCCTGCCTGTTCTCGAGACTTTGAGCATTACATCAATGCTCGGTTATGTGCGTCGACATCCTGTCATAACGCACAACGAGATGCTTGAGACCAATTGTGAGACCGCCTTGCGTTACTCCTACTTTCATGGTCATGAATACTTCAATGACCTGCGAGAGAAAATCTTCAAGACTCTTGGAATTCAATTCCCTCCTTATAGTTACTACGAGGAGCTCTTCTACTCAAAGATCCTGTTCAACGGGTTCCATGAGTGGTAGAGGGCAGTAGTACAACTAGCCGTGCGAGTTGGAGCGGCGATATAATCGTTCCACTGATTGGTGAGGATTGTGCTGATTATTTCGGCGTGCCTTGCCTGGGCCTTTAGACGTCCCATGGTGTGATGCATTAATAGCTTAGATAGCAATATTATTAACCTGCACCTAAACCCTAGTTTTCTTTTTCTAACATGTCACTTACCAAGATTGATAATCAAGCGACTTCGGTCGTGAACGGCGATGAAACACTCACCGATACTTCAAAAATCGAAATGAACAGACAGACTCAAGAGGCCCCTATTACGGTTGAAGCAGCCCCCGATGCAAGACCTAATTTCTTCGATGAGGTGTATGGTGTGCCCTGCAGAATCGGAGCGTTCGTTGCTCAAACTTCGGACACTTCGGGTCTGATTGGTGCGCGCCTTAATTGGACAACGTTTTCCACCTGTAATCCGGTGGCACGTTTGTTTGCAGACTATAGGTTTGCGCGCTTCGACATTGATGTGACTCTCTCTTTTACTGGCAATCCTATGGCCAGTGGTACCTATCTCGCTGCAATTATGCCGGAGTACAATCAAATTCCGAATACTTGCAACGTCTTGGGTAGCAATTTCACACCTACGTCGTGCGAAGATCGCGCGCAGCAGCCCCGCAAGGGAAGCAGGCGAGAGCAGGTCGAGCGAGGGTCAAACGCGAGCTACTGGCCGAGACGAATGGACCCTACACCACCTC